GGGGTACTTGGTATGTTACTAACTCGGCAACCGGCGGTGGAACGCTTACGTTCTCGTCAGCAGGTGGCGGTACTACGGCCAATATCCCAGCGGGCAGCACGGTTCCGATCATTTGCGACGGCACCAACGTCACCTCGGTCAGTGCTGCAGGTTCGAACACGCAGGTTCAGTTCAACAATGGCGGCGGTCTGGGCGCATCATCCTTTCTGACTTACACCACTACTACTTCCAGCTTCACCGCATCGGTTCCGGCTAACTCGTCAGTTCTGACTGCAGGGTCGGTCACTGGCACAATTACTGTCGGCACCGTGATTAGCGGACTCACGATCTCGCCCGTTACGGTTGTGAGTTTCGGCACAGGCACCGGCGGCGCTGGCACCTACAACATCAATGTCACCAACGGCGCAACGGCAATCACAGGCGCTTCGGCCACGGGCGTGTTCATCACGCTTACCTCGCCCACGTTCAGCGGTACCTTGTACGGCACCGCCCAATACGCCAGCTACGTCGCCGGGACCACTTCAACTCCTGTTGGCTATCTGAATGTCCCCCAGACGACTAGTACGTCGGTTAGCAGTGCCACTGATGGCGAGCACGTATATACAGCCAGCAACATCACCATCACCGGATCGAAATTCGCTGTTGGAGACTGCTTCCTTGTGGTCAATAGCGGGTCGTCGCCCTTGTACTTGATACCCGGCGCATCCACCACCCTGCAGCTTGCGGCAAGCACTTCTGCGGCGGCACAAAACTTGGCTGCTGGCTTTACCAACGGTTCGGCAAACATCACCGGATCGAATCTCCCCCCTGTCGGGACCCCTGTCCAATTCTCGACCACCGGCACCCTACCCACCGGATTCAGCACGAACACCACGTACTTCGTGGTGTCCAACACATCGAACACCACCGTTACAGTTTCGGCAACTCAGGGTGGGACTGCAATCACAGCTACTAGCGCAGGAACCGGAAGCCAGACCCTTATCAGCCTGCGCACCGTCTCTGCATATGGGCAGGCCGTAGTGCTTTGCACTGGAAGCAATGCCTTCTACGTCAGCGGTCAGGGCGCAAGCTAATGTCTGGGATCCTGCTGTCCCTTTTTGGCGGAGGCAAGACCGGAAACACGGCCTACGTGGTAAACGTGGGGCAATACACGTATGCCAGTACAAGCTACATTAACGGCTTCTACTCGACGTACGGATCTATAACCCCCACCACTTTCTCGTTTACTAACTCGCAGATATTTGACCTGTACTGGAACTACAACGACAGGTCCGGCAGCACGGTACTGTACTTTATCGTAAACGGTACCCAGTCTCAATCTGCATTCACCAGTTTGTCCGTAGGCGGTCAGGTCTTCACCTCCTCATCTGCTTCGTTTCTTGCCTCAGGCGGCACTACGTCATGGACGTGGAATGCTCCTACCAACCCTTTCCCCACAGTAGGTGCTAACGTCACCGCCTACTTCTCCTGAGCCGGAGCCTACCATGAACCTTGACCCGCAAGTCCAGTCCTCGATTGTCACCGGCCTTGGAACGCTTATCACCGGCCTTATCGGCGGCAATTGGTTGGGAAAACGCAAGTCGTCCGCCCAATCCACAGAGCGTTGCGACAAAATCTGTGGACTTATGGTCAACTCTTTTGATAAACTATTGACTGCCCTTGAGGTGGTTGGTGAGCCACCAGAGATGAGGACGGCAATCCGCGATGCCCGCGATAGCATCGTAACTGCCAAGAACTATCTTGGATTCCATGGGGCGGAAATCAAAGCGACTCACGAATGACGCGAAATATCAACACTGCTGGCCTTGATTTGATTCAAGAATTTGAAGGATGCCGCCTGCGCGCCTATCCCGATCCGGGTACTGGCGGCGCACCGTGGACCATTGGCTATGGCCACACTGGCCCCGAGGTGCATCCTGATAGCGTTATTACGCACGATCAGGCAGATGAATACCTTGAAGCAGATCTTCACAGGTTTGAAGACGGCGTGTCACGCCTTGCTCCCAAATGCACGGATAACCAGTTCGCGGCTCTGGTATCCTTCGCCTACAACGTGGGCCTCGGTAACCTGTCTGGATCCACCCTGCTGAAACGCCATAACGCTGGCGATTATGCTGGCGCTAGGGCAGAATTCTGCAAGTGGGACCACATGAATGGCCGGGTTTCGTCTGGCCTTGAGCGCCGCCGTGGTGCCGAGGCAATGCTGTACGCCAAGGAGTAACGCATGCGCATTATCAGTTATATCAAGGCACGCCTGAACGAGCGCTCGACATGGGCTGCTATTGGTGCAGGTGCTACAGGCGCTGCTGCACTGAATGCCCCATGGTCGTATGTTGCCATGGTCGTGGCCGTGATCGGCACACTGGTTCCCACAAGCACGGAGACTGACAATGGATGACATCGAATCCGAGATCGAAACCGAACTTGTCACGGAATGGCAGTATATCCTACTCACTTACCGGCATGATTGGCCCTACTGGGTGCCTGTCATCATTTTGGCAGCGCTGATTGGCCACATTCTGTGATCAGTCCGCTGGGCTTGCTTAAGGGTGCCGTCCCGGCATCCTTCTTGCTGCTTATCGCCGTGGCAGGATACTTCTACCACGAGAGCCATAAGTGGCATGCGCAACTACTTAGCGTTGAAAGCAGCTATAAGGCTGCACAAGTAGTAGCACAGCAGCAAGCCCAGCAGGCCCACGATCAGGCGGAGGCCCGGTACAAACAGCTTTCTGAAAAGGTCCAAAATGATTATCAATCCCAATCGGCTGCGGCTGATGCCGCTGCTTCTAAGTATATTGCCGCTGACCGCGTGCGCCTCAAAGCCCCTGCAGGTTCAGGCGGCCCAGCCGTTGCCAGCGCCCAAAGTCCGGATCCCGCCGTTCCTGCAGGCATGCCCGCCGATTCCGTCATGGTATCCGCCGACGACGTGCAAGCCTGCACAACCTCTGTAACCTACGCCTTGCAGGCGCATAATTGGGCGATCACCCTACCGTAAGGATGAGGTTCAGGTACCAAGCGGCCTTAGCGATGTCCTGCCGGAAGTTGTCCTTCTTACCGGCGCGACTGATGTACTTCATAGCGTTTCCAAGGCAGTAGCCATGGAACTGCTCGACAGTCATCTTCGATTGGATGTAGTCAATCGTCTCGATCCCGCCAGACGTATAGTGCGCAGGGTGATTGATCTGATCTTCTTCCACGGCAATGCCGTACATATGGCTGGCTTTCACTGCTTGAACACCTTGATCTTTCCAATGAACAACGGGTTAATTGCGATATTCCCGTTGCTGTATAGCCCATCGTTATCTTTGTAGATCTCATCCACAACAATGAAGTCAGACTGCGATATAATGTTGACAAGTTCTTCAAGGGAGTTGGCGGGATAGTCACCGATGATCTGATGGACCGAATTCCCGTTTCGTGAAGGCATATTCATCGTGATCTGGAATCGCATACTGTAAGCCTATGGTTGACATTAGGACGAAACGCCCTACATAAGTTTCATGAAAGGAACACTAATGCATAAAGACAAATTTATCAAGGCCCGCCTGAAACTGGGGCTTACGCAATCTGAATTGGCTAAGGTCCTGCGCATGAGCGACAATTCTGACCGTACTATCCGCCGCTACGAGAGCGGTCAATGCGCCATTCCGGGGCCAACATCAGTAGCGATCGAAGCAATTCTGGCGGGCTATACCCCTCAGTGATTGTTGTGGCGCATTTCGCCAAGGATGCGGCGGGCCATTTCACCGGGTCCGCCACTTCCCTTATCCCATAGACTGGCTTCCTCAGCCACTTCCTTAAGCTGCGTGAGGCGCATGGCGGCGTATTGGAGCAGAATGGCCACCTCGCCTTCGGTGTTCATGCTTCCGTACCAAAGCAGGTTAATCAAATTTTGATCCATTATCTGTCGCCTTGGTAATGTCGTTCAATCGCATGATTTCCTCCTTCTGGAGGCGGATGCGCGAGTCCTTGCTGGCGATGGTTGCCTCTTGCTCCCGGATGAGGCGCTCCCTTTCACACAGACGCCGGTGCTGGCTGAGGATTGTTGCCTCGTGGTCCCTGATGCGGCTCAGAGCCTCTCTCAGGGCCTTGTGGGGAAACAGGCGTGTCATGATGCTCATTGTCTACTTCTCCTCTGTGTGGCCCTGTGTGGCCAGATTTAAGGCATCAAGGATGTCCCGGAGCATTTGCAGCTCTTGGATCAGTATCTCGTGGTCCTGCCGCGCCCGGTCTTCTGCCTCCTCGTTGAGGATTGCACTGCCCACCATGATGGCGGGCATAAAGGCTAGTTGTATGCAGTTAGACAAGTAAAGTACTGTGTCCATGCTATTCGGGAAGGCTATAGGCGACATTTCCAGAAGTACAAATGCATAAAAGCACCACATGCTACCGAGGCAAGACGTCAAAACAACAGACAGCTTTCTGTTTATAGAGGACATTGCTCTCTCTTTCTCTTAGCTAGTCTTTCTTTTTGTGA